TATGTCGTCCTGCAACGGCTTGAAGAACCGGGAGGTGATCGACTTCCTGAGGCTGTCGATCCGGGGCTTCAGGTCGATGATCGAGGATGCGAACTTCCGGGCCGACGGGGGCAGTTCCTCCAGGGCCTTCTTAGCGGCCTTCGCGGTGCCGGTGAAGCCCTTCGAGATCGCGTCGCCGACACCGGCCACGGCCACCTTGAAGGTCACGGCCGCGAGCTTCCCGGCCAGCAACGCCGCAGGGAGGGCCAGGGCCGCGCCGGTCGCCGGGAGCAGCGCCGCCGTGAGGTGCGCGACGCCGGGGGCCGCCGCCGCCAGCGCACCGGCCGCCAAGGTGACCTTCGCGGCCATCGTGGCGACGACCCGGCCGAACGTGGAGCCGTTGTCGCCGAAGCCCTTCGCGAAAGAGTCGGCCGCCGACTTCCCGGACCGGGAGAACCCCTGCTTGATCTTCTGGCTGAACGACTTCTCAGTCTCATCCCCGGCCTTCGCGCCGACCCGGCGCGCACCGGCCTCCAACTCGGGGCCGGTGTGGCTGAAGTCGGGACGAACCACCATGGCGGCTTCAGCGACGGTCTGGACCGCCATGGTGGCTCACCTCCGGGGGAACAGTAGGTCGTGGAACTCGATCTCTTCCCAGGGCTTGTCAAGCTCGGCCGGTCGCTCATCTAGCCACTGATCGAACTCGGCCACCGCCACGTCCGGGGTGGCGATGGAGCCCTGGTCTTCCACGTGGGGGGCGAGGGTCATTTCGGTGAGGGCGCGGGCCGCGATCGCTTCCGCCTGGAGGACGTAGGCGAACACGCACACCTCGGCGAGGCTCAGCCCGTAGCGGCGACTGACCGCGACACGGCCTCCAGGTCGATACCCTGCGTCTTCGCCTGCTCCACCAGTTGGAGCTGAATCGCCGCGTTGAGCGGGATCGGCTGGCCGTCCTCGCCCCGCTGGTTGCCGAGCCGCTCCAGGTGCGCCAGGTAGGCCTCCGCGCGGCGTGCTCGCTCCGCCCCGAGGTCGGTAACCAGCGCGGAGGACGTGGGCGGCGAGGACGTCTTGGTGGCGGGCTGCCCATCCGAGGAGCCGGACTGCCCGCCAGTAGGGTTTCCCGTGATCCCGTCCAGCAGCTTCCAGCACAGGGTCATCAGGCGCTCGGTGTCGTAGCCCCGGGCGCGGGCCGCCTTCCAGAACTCGTCGAAGTCGTCTGGGTGGATGTGCGCCCGCGCGTAGTCCTTCGTCATGGTCATCGACGACGGGTCGTTCATCTTGACGTTTTGGGCCTGCTCCAGTAGGTCCACCACGTCCAGTTCCGTCAGGTTGGGGTTCACCCGGAACCGCTGTTCCCCGAACGTGAACGACGCGATCACCGGCGCGCGTTCCTCGCCGGTCAGGTCGCCGAGGTCGATCACCTCACCGGTCCGAATGACGCGGGCGTCCCCCTCGGTGACGACGCTGCCGTAGTGCTGGGTGGGCCGCCCGCTGCCGGACCGCCGCCGCTTGCTCCTGCTCATGTGCTCTCCTGTTCGCCTGGTTGCACCCTCCCCCGGGCCAGGCGTCCCGGGGGAGGGGGTTCGAGGGTCAGTTACCGAGACGCTGGGTACCGGCGGTGTAGACCTCGAAGTTGTTGCCGGTGGCGTCGATCTCGAAGCGGAACTCGCACGGCAGGACCGCGTAGTCCGGGGCCTTCTTGAACGCCGTCTCCATCTCGTTGACCTGGACGGTCTGATACATGAAGATCCGCATCGTGGCGTCCAGGGACTGCCAGAGCAGCGCGGACCGGGTCTCCAGGCCGACCTGTGGCGGGATCCACTTGGAGATCAGCGTTGCGCCCGCGCCGGACGCGGTGGAGAGGGTGCCGCCGTTCATGGAGCGCTGAAGGTTCTTCAGCGTGAAGTCGGCCATGTTGAACGCCATGGAGCCTTGACGCTGGGTGGTCCGCCACTTCACCGGGTCCGCGAACTCAGCGACGTTAATCGCCTCGATCGTCTGGGAGTAGCTGAACGTGTATCCGGCCTCGGTCGCGCCGATCTCGTAGAACGTCACCGACGGGGCGTCGGTGAAGGCCGACGCAGACGCGGTGCCGCCGAGCGTCGGGAACGCCGTCCCGGCGGGGGCGTGCCACAGGAAGCCCGGGTCCAGCATGAGGTAGGGAGTCGCAACGGTAGGCATGATCAGCCCTCCTTCGTGCTACGGGCCGACCGGCCGCCGGACTTCGTGCTGGCGGCGGCTTGCTGTTCCGGGTTGGCGGCCACGGCTTCCTCCGGGTCGCCTTCGCTCTGGCTCGGCTCCGACCGGGGGCCGGTGTCCTTCTTCTTCGCCCCGGCCTCGGCCTTGCGCTGTTCGTCGAGTTCCGCCGCCCCGCCGCGCGGATCCAGCGGGTCGATCCCCGCGCTGGTCCGGCTGGCGAGGTGCTTCGCCTGCCGGGCCACGTGCGGGTTGGCGGCCAGGAACTCTTCGTCGGACTCGAAGACCTTCCGGATCCGGGCCATCTCGGGGGTGGCCACCCGGTTGACCTGTTCGGTCTCCAGGAGGTTGAACCGGATCACGTGCTCCAGGGGCACCGGCTGACCCGGGGTGAACGCCAGGGCGTTCCCGATGGTGATCGGCGTGGCGGCCACGTACTGGCCGTAAGCCTCGTTCTGTGCCAGGCGGCGAGCCTGCCACGCCGCCATGGCTTCGGGGTCGGCCGCGACCGTCGCGCCGGACGGGAGACCGGCCACCATGGTCCCTTGCACACTCATGGCCTTTTGCAGGTCCAGGAGTTCCTGATCGGCGTCGCTTCGCGGCATCTCCGATCCCTTCCTTGATCAGACGTACCGGACCTGTGCGGCTGCACGGTCCGCCCATCCCTCTCGGGACTGTGCATCCTTCGTGTTCAGGATCCCGAGGTAGTAGTGCGACTCATCCCAGGACGCGACGCCATACCAGCCTTCAGGACCCATCTCCACCGACGACCGGACCGAGGCCCGGCCAGCGCCGGACCGGACCGGGGCGGCCCGGCGGAGCACGTCGGCCGCATCATCGGCCTGGCGACGGCAGAACGCGTAGACCTCAGAGCCCCGCTTGATCGCCTCCAGGACCGGGTAGAACACCGTCACGTCGGTGTAGACCACGACCTCTTTCGCCATCAGAAACCCACCGCCTCCGCCGTGAAGGTCAGGCTCGCGTTCCCGATCACGTACGGGTCGGGGTTCGGAGCCATCGTCGTGGGGTCTTGCGTGCCGCCGGTCAGGGTGACCGAGACCCGGTCCCCGAAGTTGTCGGAGAGGACCGCTGTAGCGACCGCCGACAGCATGTCCCCCAGGGTGCGGTCCACGTTGTCGACGTCCTCGCCGGGCTCGTAGACCCTCACCCGCACCTCGATCCGGTCCGTCTCGGTCTGGACGGTGGCGATCGACTGAGGGAAGTTGGCCTGGCGGGAGTCCCCGGAGATGACCCGCCGGGAGAACGACAACGGCGTCCCGTAGACGGTGATCCGGTCCGGCTCGGCCGGTAGGAACAGCTCCACCTGGACCGGGTGGGTGTCGCCGACGGACACCAGAGGCTCCGTGCCCGGCCAGACAGGAGCGTCGCCGGTGGAAATGTTCCGGAGCCTCGCGAAGATGGCCCGCTTGATCGGCCAGGCCCACACCACGGTCCCCATCATCACGGTCATCACCCGAACCCGGGTCGCGGGTTGGGGTGCCGCTCCAGGATGGCGTCCACGTCGGGGATGCCGGTGGCGTCTTTCCCGGCGACCGCAAGCTGAACCAGGCCGATCTCCGTGGTGGCGATTCGCTCTGCCCGGTCCGGGAGTGGGCTCTTCGTGGTCAGCAACAGCGACTTCATCCGGAGCCGAGCGCCGCGCGTGATCTCGGCGTCGGGCCGGTCTTTGCCGTGCTCGTACTCCACGACGATGTTGCCGGTGCCGTATGTCCACGCCCCCGAGGGGTGGCGCAGCAAGCCCAGTTCGTCGGCCCCGTACGCGTTGACAGCGTCAACAGCCATGGCCGTCCCGCCGACGGTGATCGAACGGACCCGGCGCAACAGCGGCCACTTCAGCTTCAGCGGTCCCCGGCGGGGCCCCGACAGGACGTCCCGGGCGAAGCGGGGGACGAAGGCCTGACCGCAGATGCGCTCGAACTCCGTCTCCACCTCGATCCGGCGGTCGATCAGGTCCTGAGTCGGGTAGCGCTCGGTGTTGCGGAACACCGGGTCGATGTTGTTGCGGATCTCGCCCAACCCGAGGTAGTAGCCGCCGACCACATCGATCACGTCCTGATCGAGGATGATCGCGTCCCCGCCGACCGTGGCCGCCCACGAGACCGTGACCCGGTCCAGGACGTCCCGGCCGTCGAAGGTGAACGAGTAGCTGTGATCGGTGGGGCCGGTCGCTGTGACCGGCCCCTGAACGATCGTGCCGTCCAGCCGGGTCACGGTCACGGTGACGTTCCCCGTCGCGTCCGCTGCTTCCTCATCCAGGAAGAACGTTCGCGACAGGGTCGCCTTCGCGGTCCGCAGGACCCGGTAGATGGCCACCGGCTACTTCTTCGCCCCGGCCGAGGACGCACCGGCGGGCTTGCTGCCGCTGGCGCTGGACTGGCTGGCGGGCTTCGTCGCCGAGCCGCCGCCGGACTCCCCCGAGTCGCCGGACCGCCCGCCCGCGTCGCCGCCGGTGTTGTCGTGGCCGGAACCCGACGGACCGGCCGTGGTGGACGTCGGAGCCGACCGGCGGCCGGACGGCTGAGCCGACCGGGCGCTGCCGTCACCGCGTGCGGCGGCGGCACCCTTGCGGGCCTCGGCCGCGCCCGCCTTCGCCTGATCGATCGTCAGGCTGGACGGCTGTTCCACCTCCACACCGGCACCGGCGGCCAGCTTCGCGGCCCGGCGGTTGGCGTGGTAGTCGCCGACGCCCGGCGCGGCCACGTAGCCGGTCTCTTCGAACGCCTTCACGCGCTCCACCTCGGCTTCGTCGGACACCTGGCGGAGTTCCCGGTCGGCGTCGTCGAACGTGGCGTGAGGGACCAGGCGGTTACCCGAGCCGGTCTCGTCTTCCTTCTTCTGATGGGCCTTGTCGGCACCGTCGCTCATGATCCATCTCCCACTCGTGCAACTCCGAAGCCGAGCCGCTTACCGGCCCTGGCCACGATCTCTTCCGTACTGCCACCGGCGGCCACGACCTCGGCGGCGATTCGATCCCATGCGGGGCGGACCTGAGGCTCCCCGGCGCACTCAATGTCGTGGATCAGGAACAGGCCGCCCGGCCGGATCAGCGGGCCGTACATGTTCCAGTCGTTGACCGTCCCCGTAAGGGTGTGGTCACCGTCGTGGAACATCACGTCCACCGGCCGCCCGCCCAACTGGTCCTTCAGCCGTTGCAGGGTCGCCCGGTCGTGGCTGTCGCCCTCCAGGACCGTGGCCCCGAAGTCGTGCTCCCCGTGGTATTCGAGGGTCACCGAGTAGACCAGCGGCTGGCCGGGGAGGTTGCGCCAGGCGTAGAGCGAGCCCCCGAAGTAGGAGCCGATCTCCACGACCACCTTCGGCTCTTCCAGGGCCACTTGATACAGCATTTCGGCCAGCTCCGGGAGGCTCTGCCAGGCCCGCCAGGTGACACACGCCTCCCGGGCGACGTTCCACATGCGGGCTCGCAACTCCCGGCTCACCGGACCACCCCCGAGATCGAGTAGTGCAGGTGCACGCACGGGATGTCCCAGTCGATGACGGCCGGGCCGTGCGTGCGGGTGTACCAACCGGAGAACCCGGTGTCGTCGAACCTGACCGACCCGTCGTCCAGGCCGTCCCGGAACTCTTCCTCGAACTCCTCCAGGGCGTGGGCGGGGAGGTAGACCATCCCGAAGCCGAACAGGTCGGCCGCGTGGTCGGTCTCCACCGCGTACCGGAGCCCACCGCCGGGGGTGTAGACCCGGCAGTTCCAGACCCACCTGTTCGGCAGGCCCGGCCGAGCCTCGGCGGTCACCTTCACCGGCACCACGCGCGCCCGCTTCGGGTCGCGCTGGCACCGGCGAACGAACCGCTTCAGGTCGGGAAGGTCCACGGCCTGGTCCCAGTCGAGATGGACCACATCGTCGCCGTACGCCGCGAGACCCCGGTACGAGTAGCCCTCGTTCACCAGGCGCTCGGCGTCGTCGACAACGTAGGCCCGGTCAGCCGGGACCGTGGCCGGGAAGCTCCGGATCAACCGCACTCGATCACCTCAGAGGATCCATGCCGTGGTGGACAGGGTGACGTTCGTGTTCGCCGAGTAGTTGCAGCGCAGGAAGCGCCACGCCTGATCGACGGGCAGGAACAGCCGGTTGGTGACCGCCGTCGTGATGACCAGCGCAGCGATCGCCAGGGCGGCTATCGGCGAGTTCGGCGCATACGCGATGTTGAACCACGACGCGCCGTCCATCGACCCCTGAACATCCACCGTGACCGTGGGGGTGGCCCCGACCGTGGACACGATCTCCACGATGGCCGGTTCCAGGCCGCCGGGAAGCCGGTCCACGATGTTCGTGGACACCGCGTTGCCCGTCTGTGCGGTGGAGAGGGCCACCTGGTCCGGTAGCCCTCCGCCGCCCGCCGCGCGGATCGTCGCCATGACTCAGAACGACGGGGGAACGAGGCCAGTGCCCGCGATCTTCTGCTGGCCGTTCGCGTAGCGCCGGAAGCTGTAGGCGAAGTAGCCGTACAGGACCAGCCGGACCGCCAGCTGGTGGGCCAGCGGCTGCTCCGCCCGGATGAACACCGGCGCGTTCGGGTCCTCCCAGAGGTGGCACTCCGAGGACGCGACCACGTAGATCTCATCCTGGTTGGTGCCGGTGCCGCCGTTGGTGGCGATGTTGTTGTCCACGATGACGCGCATGCCGTTCGGCAGCGTGCCCCGGACGCCCTGGTTGTAGCCGTTGCCGTTGTTCACCCCGGCCTGCTGCGGAGGGATGCCCGGCTGACCGATGAACGGGAACGTGGAGCTGAGGTAGCTCTGGAGCCAGTACCACCGGCGGGAGTGCATGACGACGTAGTCCGGGAAGGCCATGCCCAGCAGCGCGGTCTCCTGGTTCGCCATGGCACCGAGGAACTTCGGCCACAGCTCCGGGACGGTGGGGGTCGTGTCGTCCCACGTGGTGCCCTGAGCGATGTTGGTCAGGCCGGTGGTCGCCTGGTTCAGGAGCGTCCCGTCCAGCGACGTCGCGTAGCGCCGCATGAGGTCGTCCATCGTGACTTCTTCGACGCCCGTGCCGCGCTCGATCGCCTGGCGGGTCAGGTCGGCGTAACCGGCCGCCGTCTGAACGGACTCCGTCAACAGGGTGTCGTCGATGTCCGTGTTCAGCGCCGCGTTGCCCTCGGTCTGGACCCCGACCGAAGTGGTGGTCGTGATCCGGGAGATGTTGACCGTCATCCCGTTCTCGGGGAGATCGTGGTTGTTGCAGACATCCGCGAACGGACGCAGGGCCGCCACCGCCGGGGCGTAGAGGTCCGTCAGGTACTGAGGGACCACCAGACCGGCGAAGTTCGAGGTGCCGACGTTCGCGCGCTTCTGGAGGTATTCGCCACGCTCCACCCGCTCCTCACGCATGTGGGCGCGGAGCCGGTGGTCCGACTCGGCGTCGTGGTGCGCGTAGGACGCGATCACGTCGGCCAGGAACTCGGAGCCCTTCCGGCAGTTGCCGGGGTTGTAGGTGCGCTTCTCCGCACCGATGCGGGCGACCTCGTCATAGGCGGGGGCGCGCCGCTTGCTCTGGACGTCCAGGTCGTCCCGGCCGCCGGTGGGGCCGTCGTCTTCGACCGGGCGGGAGTCGCGGAGCTTCAGATCGGTCTCCATCTCGATCCGCTGAAGCTTCCGGGCGTTCGCCAGCTTGATGTCGATACCGGCAATGTCGCTCTCCGCGCGGGCGTGGTTCTCGAACTCCCGCTTGATGGTCCGCTCTTCCTCGCCGTTCAGCGTGGGGCGGCCGTCCTTCTTCGCCGACTGAAGGATCGACGCGATCTCACTCGCCGCGCGCTCCTTCGACTTCAGTGCCTGCTCCCGCTCAACCTCGATCGAGGTCACGAGAGCTTCCAGGCTCGTTCCAGCCATGATTCCGCTCCGGGTTGTAATTCCCCGGGGTCCGCTGCCGGTATGGACGGCCGCGCACGGTGCCCGCGTTGGGGTGGACAGGTGTGCGTCGTGGCTGTCCCGGCGGCTTCAGAAGGGCTGAGCCGGAAGCTCCCGTGACCGATCAGCTGGCTTTGGAGGGGCCTTTGATCTGCCTCAGAAGTGCCTCGTACCCCGCAACTGTAGATCCACCGGCGGTGGCCGTGTCAACAGGCGCGGGGCTGACCGGGGCGTCGCCGTCCGGGTCGGTGATCCCGATCCGGTCCAGTTCGGCCCGGAAGGCGTCACCCTCGAACGGCCCTGGACGGTCCGGGACGCTGCGCTGAGCGGACTCGGCGATGCGGGCCAGCCGCTCCGGGTCGGCCTCGGACATGACCCGCTCGAATTCGCCGACGCGGGCACCGAGCCGCCTGACGGCCTCCATGACCGCACCGGCCGGGAGCTGCTCCAGTTCGTCCAGGAGGTCCGCCGCCCGCGCGGTGATGTTGGTGTGCGGGCTGGCCCCGAAGTTGACCGCCGAGACGTCGCCCCGGTCGATGTTGTAGCGGTGGATGTTGAAGACCGTGAAGTCGTCGTTCCACTCGCCGACCTCGATCATGAAGGCGAAGGACATTTCCGTGATCACGCCGCCGTCGATGCCCTGACTCAGGGCCTGGACGTAGACGTTGTCCGGGTTCAGGTAGCCGGTGTGCCAGCCGCCCTCCGAGCGCTCTTCGAGATTCAGGGTGCCCCGGTTGTTGTTCCACGGGCCGCCGGTGCGGGCCAGCGCCAACCCGGTGTGGTTGATCAGGAAGCAGGTGTCCGGGTGCGACCGGAGGGACAGGTCACCGGCACCGGTAGAGACCTGCTCCACGTACGGGCCGTACATGTCCCACATGGTGTAGCCGCGCCCGTAGACGGTGAAGAACCCATCCGTCTGGATCATCTCCCGACCACGGAACTGGACCGAGCGCCGCTGGATCGCACCGTCCGGCGCGGACTCCCGGCGCATCGTGGTCACCCCCGCCGGTGCCGACCGGTGGACGGTCCCACCCCGCGCGGCGTGCTGGCGGAGCCGGGCAGCGTCCCGGACCTCCGAGGTGACCCCCGCCCGTCGCCGGGTCGCCGACGCGCTCGCGCCGACCAACTCCCGCCGGACGAACGCGGGTGCGCCCGCCTGCACGCGGGAGGGGAACTGGAAGTGGCGGGTTTCGTGCCGCCGGGACATCCGCTCCGTCATGCCGTCGGCGTCGAAGTCCGTGCGGGACAGCGTCTCCGCGCGGTCCGCCAGCCCGGCCTCCACAGCCTCAGCGCCGTAGAACCAGGTCTCGGCCGCCATGAGGTCCATCCACTCTTCGGCGGTCTTCCCGGACCGTTGCGCATACATCTCCGCGACGTCCTGAGACTGGCGCTTGATCCAGTCGCTGACCGGACCCAACACCGTGTGGTCGCCGTCGGCCGTGGTGCTCGCGAAGTGGACCATCAGTTCCCCGCCGGGCTCCACCACGACCTCATCCCCGGCCATCAGGACGATGGTGGCCGCGCTGGCGGCCAGGCCGTCCACGTGCGAGATGACCCGCGCCGGGTGGGCGCGGAGCGAGTTCATGATGGCCTTCGCATCGTTGACAGAGCCGCCCCCCGAGTTGATCCGGAGGTGGATCACGTCGGCGTCGATGCCCTCCAACTCCTGAGCGAACCGCGACGCGGTCACCCCCATGGAGCCGCCGATGGCCTCGTAGACGTAGACGTTCGCTTCCGTGGTCACCGGGTCAGGGCCGCCCGGCTCGTCGGCGGATCGGCGGACCGAGCGGGTCTCGCCGATCCGATACCACCGGAGTTCCATGTCGGCCATCTCGGGGACCGACAAGCCGTCCTCCAGTGCCTGCTCCAGGGTCCGGCGCTTCAGGTCCGCCCGGAGGTGGTCTAGCCGCCGCCGGTGGATGCTGTCCGTCATGTCCTCGCCTTCCTCACGCTGCCGTCAGCTCCGCCATGCGCTCCACGTCGCGGGCGAAGTCCGACGCCTCTCGGATCTCGGCTTCGGTCCAGGTCGCCTCGATCGTCTCCGGGTTGGAGGGATCCTCGGCTGGCTGGTCCCCGCCGGTGGCGGGATCGCCGGTGGGTGACGGGGACGTGCCCGCGATCTTCGGGCGTCCGTAGATCTCCGTCATCTCGTCTTTGTCGGCAGCGGTCAGCGGGGGCCGGTTGTCCAGGCCTCGCGCTTCGGACAGGGTGATCTGCCAGGCCTCCAACTGACTGCGGAGCATCTCCTGGCGGGTCTTCGGGTCCATGCGCAACAGCGCATCGGTGTTCAGCTTGACGTAGCGGGGCATCGGCAACAGCCGGGACAGCGCGTTCTCCCGCCGGATGACGGCCGGGGCCATGTGCATGATCAGGAACTGGAGGTTGGCCTGGCTCACGTTGGCGTAGGTCACCGACTGGCCGGACACCGCGCCGTGGATCATCTCCGGGGGCACCGATAGGAACCGGCAGATCTCGGCGACGGAGAACCGGCGGCCCTCCAACCACTCCAGGCCTGCCGTCTCCGCCTGGATCATGTTGTATTCCCAGTCGGCACCGGTCACCATCAGGTCGCCGTTCGAGATCGTGTCGTCGTACCACGCCTTCGCCGAGTCCCGCTCGGTGTCCTGGAGTCGCTTCTTCGTGTTGCGCATCCACGCCTTCGGCACGCCGCCGTTGCCGAACCACTCAAGGCCGTATTGCTGCATGCTCAGGCCCTCGCCGATCGTGGCCGCCGCCAGGTGCACGGGGGCCAGGCCGACCGGGGAGCCGGACATCCGATACTGCCGTTCGTGGTAGACCAGGCTCGGGTCATAGACCTTCCCGTCGATGCGGTACATGGTCTTGCCCTTGTATTTGATCACCGAACAGCCGCGTGGGTCCTGCAACTCGATCCGGCTCGGCAGGCCCTCCGGGTAGTAGCGGTTCGAGGCCCCGTTGCGTTCGCGAATCAGGCCGATGGTGTTGCCGACCGAGTCCAGGTCCCGCTGTGACGCCCACATCCAGTCGATGTAGCTCCACTCGGTCCCGCCCGGGTCGACCATGATGGGCGGCTTCGGCATCTCCACGGCCACCCCGTCGAAGTCCCGGAGAACGTCGATCGGGAACGTAGAGAGCAGGTCGGCGCGGACCCTCAGGCAAGCCCAGTACGCGGAATGCGTCATGGCCTTCGTCTCGGTCACGCTGACCGCACCGTGTCGGCCGCTCGATCGGGCCGGGACGACCACCCCGCCGGTCTGGCCGAAGCCGTCCACGCCCTGGAACTCGCGGGCCACCTGACCCGCCGTGATCGGCTGGGACGACCTAGACCAGAGGCTCATCGCTGCGCACCGGGACCCTTCGTGTGGAGGTTGCCCGCCGACGTCGGGCCGGGAGGCGACGGCTTATCCGGCGTCGGCGGGAGCTTGACCGGCTTCGGCGCGCGGGCAGCGTCCGCGTACGCCACGGAGATCCCCAGCGTCGCGCCGCCGACGCACAGCGACCACGCCCCCCAGTGCGGCCAGCACCCGAGAACCAGGCCGGTCACGAACAGGCCGATAGCGACCGTGGACAGCCAGGTCGACAACCGTTCCTTCAGGGCCTCGGCCGCCAGGTCCGGCGGTGGGGCCAGCTCCCGCACCTCGCCGTTCACGATCAGGTCAAGGTCGCCGGTGCTCGGGGTGGGGCGGCGGTCGCTCATAGGCCAGTCGTCACCTTCAGGATGGACCGGGGCTCGGTGACCACGATCGGGCGGTAGAGGTACCGGATCCGGAACCACAACGGGTCGAACGACGTCGGGGGCTCCCCAAGGGTGGACATCGGGATCGGCACCCGGACATCCCAGTGGGTCGGCTCGTTGCGCTCCGCCCACCGGCGGAGAGCTTCCAGGGCGTCGACCGGCGGGTCAGCCGAGGGAGGAAGCGACGTCGTAAGCCCCGCCGACCCACTCTTCCATCTCTCCGGCGTAGAGCGCCCATGTGCAGGAAGTAAGCGGGGTGACGTCCGTGGACGACCCCACCCGGTCGAAGCGCCACCGGTCGCCGGTGTACTTCCGGAGAGCGCCGCCCACAGCCGCATCCAGTTCCGGCTGAGCGATGTGCCGCACACGGCGGGTCGTCGGTGCTTCCTCGGACCTCGCGTCGTCATCGTGCTCTCCCGTCTCGTTGTAGACCGTGGCACACGCCGCCGCCGTCATGGCGCTGGTCAGCTCTACAACCGTGATGTCAAGATTCTGTTCTTCCGCCGCGCGTGTCAACGGTAGAACCATCCCCGCAAGCGGGCCGTTACGGTCGATCCCGATCGCGCACACCGGCTGAGACCTGCACACAGACAGGATCGCCTCCACAAGCCAGTTGACGCCAGCCCGGCGGGCCAGCAGCTCCAGGTGGTGGTCCCCGCCCTCCCCACCGATCTGAGCTGCCATCCCGATGGACGCCACGGTCAGTTCCGGGTTCGCGTCGACCCCGAGCGCGATCGGCTCTTCGTAGTCGCCCGGGTGGAACAGATCCGACCACGTCCGCTCCGCGATCGTCGACCACATCGGCAGGGTGCCCGTCGGCGGGATGCCGAGGTATTCGGCCATGAAGTCGATCAGGTCCAGGTCGTTGAAGTCCGACTCCACATTCTTCGGCGGCACCGTGTAGCCCAGCGCGGGCATGCACGTCCACCACAGGTCACGGTCGGCCGGGTCGGCGTCCGGCGGAAGGGACCACTCGAAGTAGGCCGCCCCGCGCCGGACGTCGGCCTCCACCCGGGCGCGGCCGGTCTGCATCTTCTGGCGCATGTAGGTCCACTTGTCGGGCTCCACGCGGGAGAGGCCCGGCACCATGGAGCACCTGATCATTTGCCGCCAGGGCCGGGACAGCATCGTCGGGCGCATACCGATCTCTGTGGAGCCGTCGGTCTGAGCCCACATTTCGTCGATCACACCGAGGTCAAGCTGATCACCGGTGCCCGCGCTCTTGCCCGTCGTCGACCCCGGCACCCAGAGCGAGCCATTGCGCCAGAACATGGCCTCGGCCGCCAACCGGAGCCGGGGCGGCTTCGCCCACAACGCCGACAGCGGGGACGCCTTGATCCGCTCCACGTGGACGTCCCGCCACTTCTGCCGGGCGTCCTCCGCCCGCTGAGCCGTATACATGACCTTCTGTGCGCCCGGCGGTGGGACGTCGATCCCGAACTCCCGCTTGGCGTACTCCACCATCCGGTCCCCGAGCCCTGTGCAGCGCCAGGCCATGAGCGGCAACAGGAACTCGGTCTTCCCGGTCACCTGGCGGGGGCCGACCAACGTCACATCGTCGTAGGCGAACAGCCCCGTCTCCGGGTCGATCTCCCCGATGACGTCGTACATGTAGCGCTGGTGGGGGAGGCTCGCCTTACTGGGATCGAGTGCGCGGGCGACCCTTGCGATTGCCGGTCCCACCGTTGGCCGGTCTAGGTTCCTTCGGGTACCGAAGCGGGGGGGACACCGCAGGGCTTCCATTGTCAGGGTCGCTGAGGAGTCGTTCGAGTTCGCCGCTGGCATTGGGGTCGTTCACCTCCCGGGCCATCAACTGGCCCATCACCTGGCGGAGCGTGTCGACCGCCTTCGCGAGTGCCGAGGCTGCTTCGTCGTCGCCTCGGGCGTCGATGGTGCGGGCCAGCTTCAGGGCCATGGCCTTCATGGCGGCCCGGCCGCGTGGGACGGTGCCGAGCGCTTCCAGGTCGGCCACGACACCCAACTCCACGGGGCCAGGTTCTCGGGGCTCGGTCTCGTCAGTCGTCATCGTCGCCCCCTCGCTCTGTGCCGATCATGCCACCGGCCAGAGCGGCGGCCACCATGAACACCGGCGACAGGGCGCGGAACAGGAACTCGGTCAGCGTCACCGGAAGATAATCCAGAACCAGCCGACAGCGCCGACCACGGCCGCACCAACCGCCAGGAGCGCCAGGCCGACCTCACCGAGCGTCCACGGCTCTCGGCCCTTCATTCCGGCCACCTCAGCGCGCCGATCAGGATCAGGGCCAGGCCGACCGCAAGGCCGCACGCTACGAACGTCCAGAACGCGGCCTTCCCGAGCCGGAACCAGGGATCCCTATTCATCGTCGTCCAGCCCGTCGGCCATGAGCAGGATCTGGCCGTAGCGGGGCTCGGCGACGATCTCCCGGACCCGAGCGCGGACCTCGGCCCACAGCGCGTCGTGGGCCGCATCCCGCTCGGAGTTGTGCCGGGACACCGTGGCCCACACCCTGAACGCCTTCGAGTCGTATCCCACGGGTCAGTCCCCCGTCGGCCACTCGGGGTGACCGGACAGGTAGGTGGCCACCTGATAGTTGAGACTCGCCGACGGATCCCCGCCCTGACCCCAGATCGGGCAGTCCACGATCCGCCACACCGTCGCGAGGTACCGGGTGAACGTCATCCGCTCCCCCGGCTCGGTCGCCCGGGTCGCGACCGTCTCCACCCACAACACCCACCGGTGGTTACCGGCGGACATCTCCGCCTGGACCAACCAATTGTTGACGAACGACGCCGTCTCCGGACCGCCGGACTGGCCACGCGGGGGGAGGGCCAACGCCCTCGGGTTCAACTCCGGGGCGTGAACGTCCAGGAGCCTCAGTTCCGGCTCTTCCCGGCCGCCGAAGCCGGTGTCCGCGAGCACCCAGAACGAGTCACCGTCGTGGATCTTCGTCGGCGCGGCCCGGTAGCCGCGCGGGAGGCTGGCCCTCACGGATTCACCTCACCCCGGAACGAGGTCTTCTGATCAAGCACGGTGCCGACCTCACGGACCAGATAGGGATCATTCCCCGGGCCGTGGGACGGGGCGTAGGGCTTCTCCCCACCGACCTCGAAGAACTCGCACGCCTCATGCCGATCCACCAACAGGCACTGATCGAACAGCCAGCGCTGCCACGACCGGCCGTCGTACGACGCCGGGGGCACCGGCATGTAGTGGGCGACCGCCATCGGCTCGTACGGCGGGTAGCTGTTCACCGTGTCCACCGTGATCACGAGGGTCAGGCCCGCCGAGCCCTGACCCCGGTCCAGGTCATGGAGCCGGAACGTCCACCCCGGCCGGTAGCGCATCCGCTCGATCAGGTCGGCCAGCACGTCCGGGAACGGGGCCACCTGGCGCATCTGCGTGCTCATGATCGGTTGGTCGCCTTCGCCCACGCCCGGACCGCCTTCGCCGCGCGGGCGTTGCCACCGGTGTGCGGGGCGGTCGCCCACGACTTCGTGGCCGACCACAGCGTGTCGCCCGCGACGTCGGTCGCCGGGTCGGTCGGGTCCGGCACCGGCTCGGGGGCGGGCTTCGTGTTCGGGACCAGCGCGGTGACGTCACCCTGCTGACTGAGCAGCCAGTCCCACTCCGGGACACTCAGATACCATCGGCCGCCGTCACCCCATCCGGGTCCCCACGAGTTCGGGCCGCCGACGAACCAGTCCCCCCGGTTGGTGGCGGTGCCCACCACCAGTTCGTCCACGCAGATCTCATGACCGCCCGCCGCCCCGGACATCTGATTGACCACGACGTGACCGGCGTGGCCGTCCGAGGTCGTATCGAACATGCTGTTCAGCCACGGGATCCCCGTAAGCAACGGCGTCTTCATGAGCTGAGCCAGAGCCTCATCCAGGGTGAACGCCCACAGGTATCCGGAGATGATCCCCTTCGCCTTCAGGACCTTCGCGATCGACAGGCCATCCGACCCTGTGTCGGTGGGAGGGTAGGACCCGGCGAACGGATCGACCTTGGTCGCGTCGGAGTAGAGGCTGACCGCGCCGGACTCGCTGGCCGGATACGCCCACGGCTTCACCACGCCGGACACGTACGGGGCGTGGTAGATCGCCGAGGTGCCCGCGTTGCCGGTGCACGAACCGACCGAGCCCTGATCCAGGATGCCGATCGAGGACTGATGACGGACCGACCGGAAGTCCACCTTCCGGGGCACCTGGACGCGATACGACCGGCTGGCCGAGTCGTGGTTGACGTTCCGGCCGAGTAATGGGTGACTCGGGAGCACGATCCGGAGAATCTGGCGGTCCACAGCAGCGACCTTTCGTCGTAACATGACTGTGAGCACCACTGCCGACAGCTCGAAGGGGCTCACATGATCTGCCTGAACTGTAGGACTGGCGCGGACGTCGCCGCTACGCGGCGAAAGCTGATCGATTCCGACTCGATCGGGCCAACGTCCAGGGAAGACCTGGAGCGCACAGCGCGACAGGGTCACGAGATGTGTACCGGGTGCGACTGCCAACACCAGGTACGGCTCTGATGTGCCGGACAACCACGGAGCCGCACCCGCTCTACCCCGGGCTGACCGCGCCCAACTTCGGCCCCACCGAATGCGACGCCGCCGGGACGCTGCCCTCATGCCAGCTCTGCCCGCTCTCCCCGACCTACTGGCGCAACAGCGCACCCGAATCCAGCGCCGAGCCCTGGAACGGCACGCGGCCGAACCCCGACACCCCCGAGCCGATCTCCATGGAAGCCCTCGGCGAGGTGGAGGCCTCCCGGCCGGTCGACTACAGCCACGCCATCGACGCCACGACCGGCTCCAAACGCAACCCCGGTTGGTACGCAGTCAGCAACCCCCGCGACGCGAAGCCCTGCACGCTGTGCGCCAGGCCAACCATCATGCGATCCCCGAAACACGTCCCCTGCCACAAGGTGTGCGCGGAGGAGTTCAACGCTGGACGCCGGATCTTCGTAGGTCCCCGCCCCTAACCCTGGAGGTGCAATGCTCGCCCCGTCTCTCGCCCCGTGCCGGATCCACCTGGTGGACCTCCTGATGGCCATCCCCCCGAAGCTGAGGAACATCGCGCACTGGCGGTGCACCGAAGCCGCGTGGGACGCCATCCGGCACGACCCCGACCTGAAATCCAACTGGGAGCAGCGCGCCGGGGAGCCGCTGTTCTACGGCATCCCCGTACACCTGAACGGCCACGGCCGGGACATGGAACTGATCATCCCCGCGACGTGCGTCGCCGGTGAGGGAGTGCACCGTGAGGACTGACCCACCCACCCGGTACGGCGGCCCGACCGAGGTCGTGGAGCGGCGCGGGAAGCTGCTCCTGTTCGACGCCGGATCCGGTGAGGTCATCGCCGAGGTCGCCCCCGAAGCCGCCAGGAAGATCCGCCACCGTGAGCCATCGAAGATGGTCTTCGACGGTGCCACCCTCCTGAGCGAAGCGGAGGCCATCGACTCATGAGCGAGCCCTACTGGCTTCCCGACAACGAATCCTTCAGCCTCACCGTCCCGCCCGACCTCGTGCTGAAGGTCGGCGGCGGCACGCGCGGGCCAGGGGACACCATCCGCTTCAGCCCACCCCCACCGGACATGGCCGCCGATCTCTACTACGACGGGCTGAGGCTCGGCCGGTTCACCGTCGACAGCATCCAGGGCCGCGCCGACCTGGACGGCACCCACTACCGGGCCGACTTCCGGCGGACCGAACAGCCACCCTCGCCGATCCGGGAGCCCCTGGACGACGACTTCGCCCGCTGGATCAAGGCGAAGCGGGACACCTACGCCCACGCGTCCATGATGTGGGGCGTCTTCGACGACCTCCTAGAGGAATACCGCGACCACCGGGCAACCGGCACACCCCTAGATCAGGAACTGGAGCAGCACTGATGCCCCGAGCCGACTACACCCCGTGCGCCATCCAACCCGGTGCCGGGAAAGCCTGCTACGAGCCAGCCCACGTCGTCCTGTTCGCCCCCGCAGCCATGAAGTTCGGGGGCCGGACCTACAACATGGGAGACAAGGTCATGGCCTGCCTCACCCACGGTGGCCAGATCTACGACGCCATCCACGGCCGCCCCGGATGGTGGCTGAAGCACGGCACCCCCGAATGGCTGTGCTCGGCCGCCGAGACCAACAGCCTTCCCGCCGTTCGGTCGCCCTATCAGGTGGCCAGCCCGGCAGGTAACCGGGCGTGGTCATCACGTCCGCCGAAGTACGCACCGGCTAGGCGATAGAGTCCAGCCGATGTTCCGACTCCCGAAGGAATGGAGAAACCGCCCAATGTCGACTCCTGCCGACCCGAACGCACTCACCGCCGCCGACACCGGTAGCCGCCGCCGGATGGTCGACCTACCCGAACCGGCCACCCCGCCTCGCACTGTGGTTGTGACGTGCGTTGGGTGCCAGGGCCATGGAAAGGTCCAGATGAGCGTCCACGACGTCCTGTCCGAATCGATCGCCCTGATCGCCGACAACTCGGACGACGTTGTCCGGGCGTTCTACCGGCGGTTGTTCGTCCTTGCCCCCGGGATTGAAGCCATGTTCCCGCCGGACCTACTCACAGCCAACACCCACCAGGAAGGCTCCGCCGGTGCCCGCCAGCGGGACCAGCTGGTCGGCGCGCTGGTCAAGGTCGCGGAGCTGTTCGGGGCCGGTGACCGCGAAGAGCAGGAGCTGGACACGATCCTCCGCATGGCGGGCCGGTCCCACTCCGCGTTCCGCTTCCCCGGTGAGGCTGTTCCCCGCCCCGCGCGGGCCGCCGAATACGCCCTCGTCAAACGCGCCCTGTTCGAGACGTTGGGAGAGGTCGCGGGCGACCGCTGGAAGCCCGAATACACGGAAGCATGGGACCAGGCCTACGACTACGCCGCCGTGGAGATGCAACACGCGAGCCAGCATGAAGGCCGATCTATGCTGACCGCTCGAACCGCTCGGCGCGTACGGGAGCAGTAATGTCAGGAGTCATCGCCGGGGTGTTACTGATCATCCTGTCGGTGGTGGCGGCCGGGTTCGCGGTCTACCTGATGGCCACCACAACCCGGCCGGTCGCGACCGCGTTCCTGATGTGCTTCCCCCTGATGATCTTCGCGTTCGTCTGCGTCACCGCCGGGGGCGTGTTCCTCACCGCATGACCCACCCGAGGGCGGCCACCCAGTCCGGTGGCCGCCCTCGATC